CCAAGTAGTGACGCATACTATGAGGCTATTGACAGTCGCATGAGGGAAGAGTTCCCACACAAGTTTAAGGAAGAGGTGACGGACTCACCTAGTCCTTCTCGTAACACAGTAGTTACGCCGGGTGGCAACGAAAGTGGCCGTTCAAAGAAAGTCCGACTCTCACCTTCACAGGTGGCCGTAGCGAAGCGTTTAGGTGTACCCCTAGAGGAATACGCTAAACAGTTTGTTGCGCTTGATAAATAAGGAGACATTTTATGTCTGATACAGCAAAAGCATCTCGTACCCCCCGTTCTGTAGAGAAGCGTGAACAGGAGTTACGCCCCCAAAATTGGTCACCACCTAATATGTTGCCAGACCCTTACCCTAAGGATGGCTTCACCTTTAAGTGGGTTCGCATATCAACTCAGGGCCAAGACGACCCGATGAACTATTCCAAGAAACTCCGTGAGGGGTGGGAAGCAGTTCCAATCGAAGAAGCCCCTGAGATGGAACATCTTGTTCTTGACCCGAACCCCCGCTTTGAAGGTAAAGTAGAAGTTGGTGGTTTGCTTCTCTGCCGGATGCCCGATAGCATGGCGGCTCAACGCAATGAATACTACCAGCGTCAATCACAAGACGCTATTACTTCCGTTGACAACCAGCTTATGAGGGAATCCAACCCACGGATGCCGATTAACGCCCCAGAGCGTACAAGTCGTGTGTCCTTTGGAAAAGGCTCCTGACACGAGGTTAGGGGCTGTTAACCCTTTGAAACTAGGAGGACTTAAATGTCTGCTACTTCAGCCCCACGCGGCCTGAAGCCGATTGGTCTCCTTGGGGGTATGCCGTTTGCTGGCTCGACTAGAGAATTTCTCATCAAATCAGGCTACGCAACAGCAATCTTCAACGGTGACGTTGTCGGCTTGGCTGATACCGCAAACTCCACAGACGATGGTTATCTCGTCCGTGAAGCTGTGGCTTCTGAAGTCAATCCGATTGGTGTGTTCTTGGGCTGTTCTTACACAGACCCGAACACTGGTCAGTTGACTTTCAACCAATACTACCCCGGCAGTATTGCCGCCTCTGACATTAAGGCGGTGGTTTCTGCTAATCCATTCACATTGTACGAAGTACAGGCAGATGGTGCCATTGCACAAACGCAACTCGGCATGACTGCTGACCTCGTCCAGACTCAGGCTGGTTCTACCACAACAGGTAACTCCGGCATTCAACTTGATGCATCAACAGCATCAGTTGGTGGTGAGTGCTGGAAGATTGTAGACTTCGTAGAACGCGTAGGTTCAACTATCGGTGACGCCAAGACTGACGTTGTCGTGATGATGAACCAGACTGAACATGCGTTCCTTGCAGACGCGATTACATAAGGGAGTTGTAAAATGGCTATTGCACGCGCACAGCTAATGAAAGAACTCCTGCCGGGTCTGAATGCATTGTTCGGCATGGAGTACGCCCGCTACCCTGAAGAGTGGCGGTCATGCTTTGAGGTTGAAAACTCAGAGCGTTCCTTTGAAGAGGAAACAAAACTGAGTGGCTTTGGTGCCGCTCCTGTGAAGGACGAAGGTGCCGCCATCACTTATGATGACGCACAAGAAGCCTACACAAGCCGCTACACACACGAAACAATGGCAATGGGCTTCAGCATCACTGAAGAAGCTGTTGAAGATAACCTGTACGACTCACTGTCTGCACGTTATACCAAAGCCTTGGCTCGTGCGTTCCAGCACACAAAAGAAGTGAAAGGCGCAGACCTGTTCAACTCTGGCTTTACTGGTCAGGTTGGCGGTGACGGCGTTTCTCTGTTCAACGCTTCACACCCACTCGTAAACGGTGGAACTAACGGCAACCGTCCGTCAGTAGCTGTGGACCTGAACGAAACTTCGCTGGAAGCTGGCATCATTGCCATCGGCAAATGGACAGACGAGCGTGGCCTCAAGATTGCCGCCCGTCCGACCAAGCTGGTGATTCCGTCTGACCTTCAGTTCGTTGCAGAACGCTTGATGAAGTCTGAACTTTCTACTGTTGCTGGTGGTACTGGCGATGGTACGTTTGCTAAGAACGACATCAATGCAGTTCGTTCAATGTCTTCAATTCCGGGTGGCTACATGGTCAACCATTACTTGACAGACGTTGATGCATGGTTCTTGGGAACAGACATCCCGAATGGCTTTAAGCACTTTGTTCGTGTTCCAATGAAGACTTCAATGGAAGGCGACTTTGAAACTGGTAACGTCCGCTACAAAGGTCGTGAGCGTTACAGCTTTGGC